ACAAGATGACCTCGAAGATGACGGTGACTGGCGGAGCTTTTAGATATATAAGCTCTGTCATCGGCCACGATCCTCACTGGTGCGAAAGCATCGGTTTGGAAATTAGTGGCCCAGTCTCCTTATTGCCTGTGTGTTTCACTTTCGTGAAAGGCAATAAGTTGACTACCGTGCCTAAATCTGCTAAGACCGACAGATGTATATCCATTGAACCCACAGCAAATATTTATTTGCAGAAGTCCATTGGATCTATTCTCCGTCGTAGGCTTAAAAGATTTGGGGTGGACCTCGACGATCAAACGAGAAATCAACAACTTGCCGAAATCGCTATTATAAACGATTTCTGCACTATTGATCTATCGAGCGCGAGTGACACTATAACCATTGAGCTCGTTAAAACGTTAGTACCTATCGATTGGTATTTCTTACTCGATGACCTTAGAAGCAAGGAAACTTGCTACGAAGGCACGTGGCTCCGACCCCATAAATTTTCATCTATGGGAAATGGATTCACGTTCGAGTTAGAGAGTATCATTTTCTACGCTCTCACGAGCGCAGTCTCTGAATACTTTAACGTTGATAATCCAACTGTTTCTGTATATGGTGACGACATCATCACTGATGCCGAAATCTATCCAGAAGTCGTCAGAGTTTTTGACTTCTGTGGGTTCAAGATAAACAAAAAGAAGAGTTTCTCTTCTGGTCGTTTCTTCGAATCCTGCGGGAGCCATTTCTTTGACGGTCAGTTGGTGACGCCCGCGTATCAGAAAAACGTATCTGATTCGCGTCAGGAAATCATTCGACTTCACAATCGTCTCTTTCGTTGGACTGAAAGAGTGGTTGGAGTAACTGAGTTTCTTGGTAGTGTTTTCCATTTTCTGGTTAAAAGATTTTCTAACCTTTTTAAGGATAAGCATGTTCCAAGAATACCTAGATACTCTGTCGATGACCGCGGTTTTTTATCTGATCTGCGCCTCCTGCGTTTTAGCAATACTAACGACGGTTACTACTGTCGTGTGTATAGCGTTACTCAGAGGTACAGGGATGCTGAACAGCGCGCGTTCCTTGCGTACAAGCTCCGAAAATCCGAAC